CTTGAAAACTATCCCACGTTGTGCCAAGAGAATTTGTACTTGGTTGACATTTATTTCACGTTCAAACGTCGCAAGGGCTGAACCCTCACACAATCATAATCTAAATACTTACATCCACCCCATGGGTGGTTCAGAATAAAGATTCCTGTGTGGGGCCTATAGTTGTCTTCTATAGGGACCACCCATGCGGTTTGCTTACAACAACGTGGTGACTTGGCCCTTTCTTAAGCTAGTCGGCACGTTGGTGCGCCTGTCAAAAATGCGAACGAAAAATCGTCCGCGGCAGCCTCGAACAGTTTGTAGCTGCCAATGAAGTGTTTGTTCCATCCAAATGCAATTGGACTCGCCAGATCGTCGTAGGGGGCGGGTCCTTGGAATGACATCCAATTCGGTGTTCTGTTGTCCTCTTCTGTCAATCCTCTGTGCACAAGAAACTTGTTTCTCTCGACAAGAGGTCCTTCATCGGTGGGTACAACACCCTCAGTCACCAAAGAGATGGGAATCCGGCTGTAATAGGGCATCTCCCACTCAACCACGCCTCTCAAATCTGAGTAAACTTGGTGTTGGAATTTGCCTGAGCCATCAGTTGGTATCCTGGTGCTAGGGTTGTAGATCGTCACGTCTCCGTTGCTGGTGGGTAAAAGGTCACGGGACACGACGAGGGGGACTCTTGATGTTTGAAGCCAATTGCCGCCTTGGGACACGTCCGAATAAACGTTCGGGTAAGATTGTCCAGGTTGCGACCAGAGTCCAGTTTGCATTTTGTATCTTTTCCCCCCTCGGTAAAACCGATATAGATAGCTGATGTAATGCAGGGGGTTGTTGTTGGGTAAATTGTCGGCAACACGCAAGTTGGCAAGTGATGTTGAAATGCTGCCGGTCAGAGGAGTGGTTGTGGGCAAGGTGACGTGACTTTCAGTCCAGCAAGTTTTCGTCACGGGGGTCACATACTGCACGATCTTCGATCCAAAGAAGGCAGGGTCGATTTCGACACCCGTCCAATGGTACAAAGTATCGTTCAAATTCAGCGGCCCGGAAATCGCAGTCAAGTTTCCTCCTGAGTTGGTGTAGGGAAACTGCTTGCCATGGAAAACCTCTCCAAATCGTTTGATGATGGTTCGCAGGTTTACAACCTTGTCTCCAATGCAATTCTCCTCTGGAGACATCATATCCATGGGCGGTGAACTCCACATCTTCTGCGTTGATGTTTCCCCCTCATTGCCTGTGTTCTCGCTCTCATTGAAAATTTGGGCCTCTAGGGGAGGGTTGTCAATGGGGTAGAGCTGACCAAATTGAGGGACGGCAAAAGCCATGTCTTCTCCTCCGGCGTGCCACAGCGTCAGTTGTACTTGATCGCTCACTGCGGTGCTGGCCGACTTGAGGGGGGTGAGCACTTCAAAAATCAATGTGCCTGTGCGATTTTCGTTGGTCCAACCTGCTGCGCCTTCCTGAAGGAAAGCCATTTTGCACCAGGGCACGTTGTTGGCATAAGGAACTTCAAAGGAAAGCTCGCTCGTTTTCGACAGATCCAATATCCAATTGTAGCATGACTCAACTTCGTCAGTGTTGGGCGTTACGACTCCGCTCTTGGCGGGGACATAGGAGATGCGCAATCTTCCCGTGTGGAACGCCGTTTTAGCCACCGTGACTCGATATTTAATTCCTCCTCTCCAGAATTGGAACATCGAAGCAAGGTAGTTCAGTGTGGTGGGCACTATGAGTCCAACTCCAATTTCCTGACAGCACGATGGTGAATTCTGCCAAGAAAAGATCTGTGAATGGGGAAGATCTGCCGTGGTCCACGGAATTAACTGGACTTGTGAAACTCCTCTCACGGCGCACATTTTTGATTTGATGTTCTCAATTGCCATCTCATCCTTCTCCAGGCCGAACACGTCAAAATTGGTGGCGAGGCCGGTGTCCTGTTGTAGCCCCACTACCGTCGAGTCGTCAAGCCCATCTGCGTGAGTGTAACCTTGGCCTGGTTCGTTGACCATATGGGTCCTCGCCGCTTTGCTCGTCTCCTTGTTTAAGCCAAGCATAGCTGATGCTCCCTGAACTGCTCTGGCAATCCATCCAACTGGGGTGGCGACTGCTGACAACATTGGAACACTGGAAGCAGCTTCTGCAATGGTCGCCACTCCCCCGGAAATCACTTCTAACGGTCCTGCGTGTTTGGCCTCTTCGTCTCCCATCTGCGCCTCCAGAGTGTCAACCACATCCTTGGTCGGGAAAACCAGATCCACGTCCGAAAACCATGCGAACACTGTAAACGGAACAGTATCGGGGGTAACTCCTGAGTGCAATTCAACGATGGGTGCAATGATGACCTTACCAAAGCGTCCTTCGCCGTCCGTCAATCGGAAATGTGACATGGGACACATGAAAGGAACTGACATCTCTGCCGGTTGTCCTGTCGCCAAGTCAATTTCCACGCCCGGATATCCAGTGAGGTTCTGAGCATATCCAGTGTGCCCACGGTTGCTCTGCGAATCATAGGGGCTGTAGCACATCCAATACCTGCCCTGTTGAAAGGGCGTGGCGTTGAAAACCAGCCTCACATTTAGCTTTGCTCTGAGAAACGTGAAGTAATTTAATTTGTCCACAAGATTGGGGGCGGTCGCGTACATCGCTTCGGGAAACTCGAGTTCCGTTGGGGCAATGCTCGTGTCTTGAAAGATGCCTTCATGCACCTGAACCGGGCGACCAAGAATCGAGACCAAGGAATGGGCCAAGGATTCAGACGGCAGCCCGACAAGGCTTGACGGATCCTTAGCAACCACGCGTGCGGTCGAATCTGGAAGCTCCTCGCGAAAAGTCGTAATCTGTTGTTGTTCAATCATATCTTTTTGTAGTGATGTTGCAACTCTTGGGTTTCTGTAAACCAGGGCAGTCGAGTTAAACTGCTCCCCAAAAACGGAGGGCGAAATAGCCTGGATTTTGAGTGGCACACATTTCGCAATAGGATTTCTCCTCCACTCTTCCGACCGAGATCGGGCTTTGCTGTCTTGGACCTTCCTCCATTTGTCCATGACCCCTGCTCGGTCAGGTTGCCTCAAATTTGTTCCTTCGTACATCATCCACGGAGACAATGGCGTGTATGTGCTTTGGTTGTATTGGCCGAGGAACAAAAGCGTGATCAAAAGCTGGTTCATCATGAAGCTGCGCTTGGCTGTTTTGCTGTTCTGCAACCAGGACATCGTCACGTAATCCCAGCACATGCCCACGGGTCCTCTCTCGAGAAAGTGAGCTGCTGCGATCGCGGGTTCAACTCCAATTTGGGCTTCCAGAATTTCAGTCTTGGCTGTGATAAGACCAGCTTGATCGAGGAGACTCTCTTCAACTTCCCAAAAGGTCATCATGGGGTTTTCAATGTTCGCCTTAGCGCAGGCTTCGTCCATCATTCGTTTTCGGTGCTCGAAAATTTCCTTGCCATGTAGGGCCCATTCCACTTGGGCACTCTCGATGTTGTCAACAGTAGCTTGTTCATCCGATGGTGAATTCCTGATCCACTTGGGGATTTCGTCGATGGTGTTGATATCTAAGGGAGCCTTCCAATGGAATCCCTCCAAGACGAATTCTCGTTTCAAGAAAGAAACTTCCTCCAAGGTTCTGCCGAGCACAATTTTTCCTGTTTTGGCTTCATCGGTGTAGGTCATTCCAATCTGGGCAAATCCCTCTGTAATGGTCAGTTGATTGAAAAATTCAGAAGCCTCATCGCTGACATTTATCCCATTGTCGTCGCCGTAGGCCACCATGCTGACGTGCTCGTTAAATGCCTTCATGTTCTTCCAAGGTTTCGGCACCACAAGTAGCCAGACCAATCTCACTGCAATCGAATTATAGATGGTGTTGACCATGGCAGTGGCAGGGCAACCTGACGGTTGGGAATGCGTCCAGTGGTAAAGAGTGCCTCTGCAAGAGTGAATCGAGAACACGATTTCTCTCCACAGTGTCCTCCGTTCCAGCGAATTTGAGGGACCGTACCAACCGTCGATGACGTCAAATACGCTCCACAAGATCTGCGGATTGAGGCTCCCATCGAAATTGGAGAAATCTCCTGCGACCACAGTGCGTCCTTTCCGACTCAACTTTCGGGCAATCAAGCCCCAATCTGGCGAATACACGTTGGTTCCGACGGCGCTCTCGTTCTCTATCCGGAAATGGGCACATGCCGCGAGGAATGTCAGGAAATATTTGCGAAACAGAACCGTGAAGTTTGCTGGTCCCGCTGCAAATACTCTTGTCTTCATCGCATCAACCTTCGCCACCGGCCTCCTTTCGTCCTTGAGTGTGTCAATGAAGACGCATGGAATGCGCTTTCCTTTCCTCAGTCCCTCGTCTTGCTCGGTGAGTTCTTGTTCAAATTTCCGATCCAACTGGTAATCGTCTCCAATGATAGCCCTTTTGCTCATATCCTTGTGTTGATATTTGTAGGGGTGACCACTGCTGGTTGACCGCTTGATCGGAGGAGCATAGGGATCCAGTTCAATGCCCTCCACTGCTTCTTTCATCGTGGTAGGCCTCTTGTCTCCTTCCATTCTCCCGTACATGCGGCGCACGTCGCTCATGGCGGCTTCAAGCATTTTGCTGTCAATCAAAGGGGTGCTCTTGCCAGCCTTCTCGAGTCCCTTCATCAATGGATCAATCACAACTCCCTCTTCGTTTGGTCCTTCCCTCAATTTGCACGGTTTGGTAACCGGAGGGGGAAGGTACTCCTGAATCACACTGGGCTTAATCGTCGTCTTGGTTGATGAACGGTCCAAGTATGTCGACCCGATCTTGGAGAAGTTGGACCCTTCGATCAAAGCACCAACCTGCGTTTCAAAAACCACGGGGTCAACGCTCACTTGAGCATCCTTGTCCAAAGACTGGTGAGCAAGCATCTCCTTCAAAACGCGGGCACACACTGGTGCAGCATGTCCATACGGATGTCCGGTCCTTCCTGCCACGTGAATCCCCAAAATCTTCTTCTTGAAGTTGGCGTTGACCGCCAGAAGCAAAGATCCACAATCGCCCTTTTTCATCTCCATCTTGTATCTGAAGTTCTTCACCAAATGATACTTGGCATTATGGGCAGAATCCTCGTAATGCAAGTCCGTGTCCATGTAGACTTGGGCATATTTCACCATTTGCGCCTTCTCTCCGGCCATGATCATCGCTCCTTGCACACCCATGTCCGGGAACTTCGACAACTCCTGGTGGTCACAAATGTGAGGAGAGATATCTGCATGGTCCCTGATGTGGTTCGGAAACTCAAGAATCGCCAAGTCATGGTCCGAATTCGAGACTACGGAAATGTCGTCCGCATTCACTGCAAGGCCCTGTGGGTTCATGGCGTTCACCAATTGCAATTCTCCTGTCAGCGCAGGCACGCAGTGTGCCATTGCTATGGACGTCCGTCCTTTCAGGAACGTGATGCGGAAAAGCACCTCACCTCCGGGTCTTCGTACGCCGTAAGCGTTGTTTAGCACCTTCTTCGCCAACTCGAAGCTGTTGGAGTCGACTTGTGCCTGGGACTCGAGGGTTCCATTCTCTTCCACAACTTGAGTGCGGGTTGTTGATTCCACTTGTTTCTTCCCAGTTTTGGTTTTTGGGTCTCCCGAGGAACCGAGTTCAACACGCTTGGTCTTGAGTTTCGTCACGTTGTCCCCAGATCCTCCAAGTTCAACAGTGCGCGCCTTCCTCACCGTTCGTCCGTCCCCAGACGAGGCAATTTCAACATCCTCTTCGCCCGTGGACCCGCGGCCAGTGGCCATATACATCAGCATCATCCCGAGGAGAGGAAGCAACGCAATGGCCGCCGACATCATCGGGTTGTTTTTGATCCACTCAGTTGCGCTCTTTTTCCACGAGGACGCAAGATCTCGCAACTCTTCGAAATGCAACCGGCGCATCATGACTTCTTTCCAATTCTCATCCTTGGCCTGTTCCACAAAGTACCAAGTCAGGCACTTGTACATATCTGTGGCGTAGATGTTGAAGCCCGCGGCCCTCAGCTCTCGCGCAAATGTTGTAGCCTCTCGTTCCATGACAACGTTGTCCAACATGTTTAGAAGAGTGTTCTCATCTTCTTCTTCCAAAGCATCCTCGATGATCTTCCATCCGTCCTCTCCGTAGACGGTATCGATGAGCATCCCAAGAACATCCATCTGTTCGAGCCTCTTCCTGTCCCAGCTCTGCCGAAGACTTTCAATCATTTCTGTTTCGTCGCCCGTCAACGCTTGAGCTTCCAATTTGGCAGCGTAGTCATCGAAAGCGCGCAAACGCTCAACTGAGCTTTCAAGTTGGTCGGAAAGAATTGATTGAGCGCGATTCTTAAATTCTTCGTAAGTCCATGGAATGTGCTCCTTTCCAACTTTCTTGTGCTGACTCCAATCGATGTGGCCGTCCATTCCCTTGATCCAAAATCGGTAGGGGTCTGTTGAGGAGGCTCCACAAGCTGCCCTCACCTTCTCCGAATCAAGGTAAGAATTGCCGTTGACTCTCTTTTGAAATTCGGGAGCGATGACCACTTCTGCATTGATGTGAAATCGTCGTCGAACTGCATCTCCACTCACAAGGCTCTCCACTCCCACTCTCTCTTGGTTGGTAGTGTAGATAACCACTTTTGAGGTGAAAAAGGTCTTCGCCTTCTCAAGAAGGGACGCCATGTGCAAAGGAAAGCAGTTGGTGTTGCCCATCTTGATCACTTCCATCAGCTCTGGATTTGGCAACGACAACGAATCTTTTTGTTGAAATGCGTCGTCGCAGATGACCACGGGTTGACCGTGATAATTATCCCAGAATTCTTGAGCGGGTTGTCGGTGGTAAATTTGTGACCGATGATCAAATTTTCCTTCACGTTTCGGAATTCCACCCAGCGGCTTGTTCAGCAAATCCAGGGCCAAGAACGTGGCCAAGCTTGATTTTCCTACGCCGGTTTTACCATAAAGGTACACCATGATGGGTTCAATCTTCGGGCCTCCGCGGTTGACACCTGAGGACAGAACTGTCTCGTATTTCTTCCTCAAATCTTGCATGTAGTAGGTGATCACATTCACCACCCGACTGCGAAGGGAAGTATCCTGAATCTGCAAAGCTTCATTCATCAACTGATTGCCACGATGCACGCTCTGTTCAACTCTGAGTCCTGCAGCTATGTCTGACGTCAGTGAATCAACGAACTTCGCGCTGCAATAGGAATCGCAATCTCGAATCCAGTCCTCCATTCCGTCGATGACCTCCCTTGCTTCCTCGGCACCCTCAGGCACTCCAGAGATCCACGATGACAACTTCGGCGTGATTTTGTCCATGAGGAGAACAACAAACTGCCACATGTTAGTCGCTGCGCGCGCCAGATTGCCAATGTTCATCAACGCTTTCACCTGACCACAAGCCAGGGTTAGCCCAAAAACAGAAGCGCACAGCAGTTGACCAACGATGGCTGCGATGGTGGCATGAGGCATCTCCTCGAAGAGATCGCTCGTCAATTCGTTAAGACCTTGAGTCTCCAACGTCGTGGGCTGCAACCAGGACAGAAATTCGGAAATAGCCCCTTGCGGAAGCAGTGCTGACAACACTCCAGTGCACCAAGCCATCATACCCATGGGGGAATGTCTCAACTCGATCAACACGATCAATTGGGTGATGAAATAAATCATCTTCGAGGCGATAGATGAGCTCGAAACCGAGTCAAGAATGGTGTTGATGCGGCGCAACAACCCATCGACTTCTCTCCCAAGGCTCAATTTGACGGGAATCCCAATCTGGGCGTCAAGATCGATATGGTCCTTGATGTTGTCATACAATTGCTGAAATCCTTCATCCAAGGGGTTCACGACAACTCTCTTTCCGGCAATTTGAAACGAGACCCGCGTGCGAGTTGGTTGCGTTTTCACGAATGCGGGCCACATGGGCAAATCCAATTGGTGCAACAAAGAGTTTGGTCGCCACCATTCAGTGTTCCTGAGAAGATTGAAAGTCAAACGTCGCCTGTAGTTGTTTTGGCGGCAACGTTGCTTGTACTCCTCGACACCGGCTTGGGCTTCCAGTGGGCTCTTTTTGCAGATGCGTTCATGGTTTCTCAATTTTTCGGCGCTTTTCGTTTTCACGCCGCATTCACAGATCCAAGGTCCAGTCATGACGCAAGCGTCGTGTTCTTGGGGCTTGCCAACCCATCCACACTCACAAATAGCGTTGCAAGAGCTCTGGGATTTGGCGTGGTTCCACATTGCTTGTAGACTGGTGACTCGTAAGCCACACTCGCATAAGCGAACATTTGTCAAGAGTCGTATGTTCGCCATTTTGAAAATGTATCTGAAAATCGTTTTGGGGTGATGATGATTAACTGGAATCTAGTTCGCTCGTGGGCAAGAAATACTCGTTCTGGAATATTTCATTAGTTTTGGAAGGGTTTGTCAACAGACTTTTTCGGTAGCCTGGATACCGGGGACATCTACCTCTTAGTCCCATAGGGTACGACCAGAAAATACTACACGTCTCGGTGACTCCGATAATCTTAGAGCAGAGGCCGGCTTTCGCCGCTTTCGCTAAAGGCTTACTTTGTTTCCCGTATCCCAACACCACGTGAATGTAGTTGGGCAATCCAGACTAAGACATATCGACTTCGGCTGTTCCATTACTGTACTTAGCACGTCACTTCTAACTCCGACTGAGATAGGTAGGTCTAAGGTGTAGCACTAACTGGGTTTCGGAAATAAGAAAGAAAACATGGATAGGTTACTTCTGTTTTTGGTGGACAAGATGTCCTTTTGAAGAGTAATTTTCTTTGGTATAAAAGGGTATCAAAATCAAATTGACGATCTCATGTTGAGCTATATTGAAGCAGTTCTCTGAACTTAAAGACCGTTTCGCCGTTTGAATTCACTAGCGCCGTCACAGCGTGTCGCAAAGACAAAAGACTAGTGGCCCAAGGCTTCATGTCGTGTTGAAAAGACGGGCTTCAAGACTTCTTCGCCGTCTGCAATCACTAGCACCTTTACAGTGTGTCGCAATAAACAGGAGACTAAAAGCATAAGGTACCGCCAAACTCCGAAGAGCTCAACAAGTAAAACTGTTCTCAAGGTTCGCTAATGCCGTCACAGCACTTCGCGCACAAGAGGCATGACAATCCTACTAGGGTATGGCCCTAG